ATTTGTAGCGTATTCGTCATGGCGGCCGCCACGATTTCTTCTGTATTCAGCGAGTCTTTGTGAACGATCTGCTATAGTGTTACCCATCTAATCACCCTCTAGCTGTATTCTTTATAGGCATCACGGAACTTGTCCCATGCTGTTGGGTCTTGGCCTTCCTTTGCGCCAAACATCTTGTCCGCACCCGCGCCCGCTACTTTCATAATTGCGGAATCTCTAGCAGCTCTAACCATTGCTTTGTTCTTAGCTGCGTCGAGGACACGGTTATTACCGATATTAGTAAGCGTCGACAAAGCACCCGCTGTTGTCGCGCTTTGGCCTTGAGCTGAACCTATGGCGGCTGTTCCACGCTTATTCTGTATATCGAGTGCACCAGAACCCGCAGAGCCTAATACGCCTTGGTATGCACCTGATAAGTCTGCGACTACATCACCAGCATTCTGCGTCTGGGCGTAAGTCAAGTTACTGGTCAGCCCTTGCATGACATCCGCGTTTCCTCGCGCACGGGCGAGGTTCTTAATGTCATCAGTCATAGAGTCTTTCAGCTCAGCTACGTTGAGAGGCGCATAGTGCTCGTTAAAGAACTCGGCTTTCTGCGCGGCGATCCTCGCTTCAGTCTTTTCAGCTTCTGACGCCTTGTAATCTTGCATCTTAGGTCTGCTACCCATTACAGTTCTCTCGTATAAATTACCGTGTCTTTAGTCCAACCCTCGGCTACTAAATACTCTTCTAATGCCGATACGGGTGTCCGCGTCTCTATCTTTTGAAACCCGTTTTCTCTAGCGACATGTTCAAAGAATGGGTAGTACTTATCTCGGAAGTTCTGCCCTCGCTCTTTAGCCCATACCAGCCAAAACAAAAAAGTTCTGCTTCCCGTAAACTGGTCGCGTTCTCCAGTTGTGATTACAAAACCTTCTGGAACTACCCAAAGGTGGGCTTGCTCACTCAGACACGCTGCATAAACATCTTCTGGTCTGAACGTCAGCTGAGGCTGCTCAGCTAAAATCTCTTCTACACCTCGTTTAACCCATTCCCAGTGATCTCTCACTGAGACTATTTGTGGATTAACCGCCGTTTCCGTAACGTCTGCGCCTAGTGCGCCATGCTCCTGGTATGCTGCCGCCATATTTCACCTTCCTAGATAATGCGGTATCGGCACGGCGAGCTCTTCGCTCGGCCATATCAACACCTTGATTAAATAACTGCCCATACACACCGGCTGCTGACAAGTCAGACCAGTCTTTACTAGGCATTCTTAAAAGTCTGAACAACGCTCCATTTATAATGGTGTCGCGGTAATCGTTCATTACATCGTCTTCACAGCCAGTACTTGTATAAGTAGGCTTGAGAACAACACGCACCACCGTACTTGAAGCGACTGTGTTTGATGGAATTGGTGCTAAAAGAAATGTCTGTGAGTTCTGCTGAATAAAGTACTCAGGTACACCGTTCTCATTTCTCCAATCCGGCAACCGCTGCTCTAGCAAAGTAGTGCTGATTGGCTCTAGGTCTTTACCTAAATGAGTTACCCAAAGAATTTTTTGGACGGCTGTACCAGACGGCGCTTCTAGGTCGTACTCGAAAACGTTTCCAACTGTTGTTATAGGATCAAGCTCTGCCTGATAAACCTCAGCTTTCTCACAAAGCTCAATAACAGCCGACCGAACGACATTTTCAATTAACGTATCAGGGCACCCTGGCACCATCGGTAGTATCTCGGGAAGCAAAGCCTCATAAGATATGGCCATTCTTTACACTCCCATGTCAGGTGCTGGTCTACGCTCCATATTTGGATTAGTAATCGCGTCTACTGCCCCTTTGCCTGTGATGGCAGTAGTGAACAGCTGGTAATGGGTGGTTGCGCGTGTAGCATTGCCAGCGAACTCGGCGTCTTTCATGTAAGCCATGTACAGGACGTAGTTCATAACAGCGTTGGCGTAGATGTCTGGGATAGATAGGTTTCCGCCTGCTGCTACAGTCGATGGGTTTGCTGAGTAAATGATCTCGAGGTAAGCGTTCCCATTAATACCTGGGTAGACGTAGAAGTTTCGTGGATTAGATTCGTCGTATATGTAGTGTTTGACGACATTTGTATGTGCTGCTTGGCCAGTTACAGATGGGTCATGCCAATCAGGGGATTGTGAATCAAGAACCTCACGATCTACTAAACGAACCGCGCGTTTACCTGTGCCGTTGCTCGCAGCAGACATGTTACGAACCACTTTCAGCAGTCTGTTGCCTGCTGACGGAATTGATTGCTTAGTTCCAGCAACTAGCGTGACGGTAGTGTTTACCGCACTCGCGTCAGGCTTCATCAAAGCGATTTCACGTTGAGCGTCGTTTACCCATAAAACAAGCTCGCTAACAATCGGCCATCTAACGCCAGTAGTGTCTTGTAATACGGTCTGCACTCTATCGACTACGCTGTTTACGGTGACTGTCATAACTATTTACCTAAGAGTTAAGTATTGAGTCCCAAGCTGCCTCACGCTCATCTGTGCCAACAGTGCGGCCTGCTATCTTGTTTACGACTGCCGCTTTGGGATAACCATCTTGTTTAAAGTTCTTAGGGTCGCCCTCGTCCATAAGCTTCTCTAGTGCAGTTACTAGGTCTGCATCTAGGGACGGGGCTTCGACCTCAACAACTTCTTCGAATTCGGCAATTTCTGCCTCTTCAATCTCGACATACTTGTCGTTGTATTCCTTTGCACCCATTTGTATTGCGAGGAGACCAATCTCATCTGCGATCTCTCTAGGTACACCCGCTTCAAACAACACGGCTGTACCGCCCAATGTTGTTACTCGTAATGCCTCGCTGCTTACAATCTTCATAACTAATTCCTATTTTGTTTCGGTGGTGTACTTCTGTCCTTTGTAAGTAAAGGTTTTGTACCCTTGCTTCTTTGCACGGGAGAAAGCACTTCTAAAATCTTTCGCTGCCGTTGAATCTTTTTTAAATACTTTGTATGTACCGCCTTTAGTCTCTACTTTGCCGGTGACATCTCTTTTCCGACTTGACTGCACGCTTTTTGGGTTTTGATCACCTTTCGCCACGTAGCCGCTCAGCTTATTAGGCCCTTTCTTAGGAGTAGCTGTGGGGTTGTTTCGACCCATTTGCCCTGACTTCTTTGGGGCTACTACTGGCGCGACCGTACCTGCTCCAGTAGCTGCACCTGTTTTCTTGCGGCTCATTTTTCCGCCAGTGCTAGTTTTCTTAGTAACAGGTGTGCTCTCGGGGGCGACTGTTTTCTTGCGGCTCATTTTTCCGCCGGTGCTAGTTTTCTTAGGTTCTACCTTCTTCTTGACCGAGCTTCTTGCCGCTTTACGTTTTGCGCCTGAGTTGTACGCCATTTCAAATCTCCAAATAAAAAGGCCCCCTCCGAAGAGGGGGCGATTGTCTTACTGTGCGGTATCTAGACAGATCACGCCGAAGTCTTGTACAGAGCCACTGATGTCGCTGCTGTACTTAGGCTTACGGAGACCGAAGATTTTGCCTACAGAGATACCTGACTGGTTGCCGTAGTCGAAAGTATCTTCGACCATTTCAGGCAGACCGATGTCAGCAAGTGCCAGAGCTTGAGCACCACAGAACAGAGCACGTCCACCAACTACGTCAGCGTTAGCACCCCACTTGTAGCCAGCTGCGCCAGCGTTAGCAGATGCACCAGTAGTTGCGCCAGAAGTGTTAAACACATGGCGGAACTCGTGGATCATCACACCGTCAACCATCAAGCTTGAAGAACCTGCGAACAAGCTGTTAGACGCACCACGTACACCCGCGTTGCGGACGTTAGCGATGAAGTCAGCATCAAGTTTCAGGTCAGCCATTTGCTGAGGAGTAACAAACATGTGGAAGGTTTCCTGGTTACCAGCACCACGAATTCCACGGATGTAGTTGTCTTTAGCAAAGGCTTTCAAGTTAACGATGTGCTTGTAGCCAAGCTTGTCGCTAGCAGTAACAGCAGTAGTGTCACCAGCTGATAAGTCAGCACCATCTACACGGAGGTGGCGGTCAGAAGTAGGTGCAGAAACGTCAGAAGCGAACTCCAGGTCAACTAGCTCGTGGCCAGCTGTAGCTGAAGTAGGACGCAGAGCACCGTTGTTTTTGTGCGTGTATGCAACACCAGAAAGGGTCAAGAAAGCTAACTGGTCGCAGCGATCAGCCATTGCATAAGCAAGTGCGTCACGAGATTGCTCACGGAAGTTAACAACAGTCTTCTGGTCAGTCATACGACCAGCGATTCTGTTAGCAAAGCGCAATTGATCCAGCTCAATGCTGATGTCATAGGCGCGCAACGCTTCTTCATTACCTTCCAGAGTGTTATCACCAGTGATACCGTCACCAGTCATATCAGCAAGCAAAGTAATGTTAGCTTTTGTGCCTTTTTGGTTTTTAGTCAGTTCAGTAACACGCTGAACCATAGCGTTAGAGCCAGCGCCAGCGAACTGATTGATGAAAGATTGGTTACGTGCAACTTTCCAGAAGTCGCGTGACCACGCCTGAAGTTGGTCGCCTGTTAGCGTACCGAAATTAGTTAAAGCCATGATGGGCCTCCAATAAATACGAATAAGTTTTAGTGGCACACGCCACTGCATTTAGCCGACTTATAGGAGCGGCTAGTCCGTACTCCCGTATCGTGGGACAACGACCTAGCGCTTATTAACGAGACGCGATCTCGGCAGGTTTAACGCCTTGTGCAGGCGAGGGGGTACGTTTTTTACGGCTACGGGCCGACCAGTTTTCGTACTGATAGACGGATATAGACTGAATATTACCTCAGCTAATATTTAATAACAACTATTTTCTATAACGAGCAGTTTTCTTAGCAATCTTTTTAGGCT